GGGATTACCTAATAATATACTAATGATACGGCTTCCCCCATAAGCTGTTCTAATGGCTTAAACATCGACCACGGTTAACGCTAATCCAACAGCCACAGCGGCCACAGCGCAGGAGGCCGCAGCTGTTACGCCACGGCAAGGCTGTTACTGTTTTGTAACCAAATGTAACTATTTGTAACTTGAATACTACGGCCGTGTGTGGTATCATAATAGTGGGCCAAGGAGTGGCACAAGTGATTATATCGATACCGGAGGAATTGAACATGGAAAACTGCAAATTGCTTAACCTGAAGAACATGAAGGAAACCATCGTGAACTATTCGGGAGATCAGAAAGAGTTTGATAAAATATGGGATGCTTTCTACCAGATGGCTTGTATCGGCTTTATCAGTCAGGATACTTGGATAAAGTTCTTTGATCAGTGCGCTGGTTGGTATGTTGATGAGGAAAACGCTTGTGTCCGTGATGAACGAAACTGTCCTGAAGGCGTTGATGCCATCGTCTGGCAGTATGTGCCGTATGCCGAATACAAGGCATGAACAGCATAGCAGATCGGGCGGTAGCGGCCCGTGAGACATCCGATATGCAGGAGGTTATAACATGAAAACTATGATGAAGAAGACTACGCAATATTGGGGCGTAAGCACCAAGTTCTTCGACAGTGGCAAAGTGAAAGCCAACATCTTCCCGGTGGAAGCCGCAACCAAGCCAGAGAGCATGAAGGCGGAGAACCTGATGTGCGACGAGTACCGGGACTTCTTCGACACCTTTGAGGAAGCGGCGGCGTGGGCGAACCAAGCTCACAGAGCGTGATAGATAGGAGGCCAAGATGTGCGACGATACCCGTTATTTCCGTGTCGAGGGCAAGGTGTATGCAGACCGTGAAGACGTTATCGACTGGCTGAACGAAGACCGGCCGGAAGACGAGCTGGACTACGACTACCAACCGACCGATGAGGAATGGAGAGCCTACGCTATGGTGCAGTTCGAAAACGACGAGATCGGATGGAGCGAGAGCAACCTCTTTCCTATCGACTGACAATTCACAGCTTATCGGGAGGCGCCCAAGCCTCCCGGTGTAATGCAGCCTTGGACGGTTCCAAGCCCGTGTAAATGCAGAGGACACCATAATTTTAGGAGGTCGAGTGATGAATGCAAGCTTGATGTTTAGCAGCAAGACGGATAAGTGGGAGACGCCGCAGGACTTTTTCGACGAGTTGAACAGAGAATTCGGCTTTAGCTTGGACGTCTGCGCCTTGCCGGGAAACGCAAAGACTACCCGGTATTACACGCCGTCGCAGGATGGGCTGGCCCAGCCATGGGAGGGCGTGGTATGGTGCAATCCTCCATATGGCCGTCAAATAGGCAAATGGGTGGAGAGGGCTGTCTTGTCGGCAGAGGCTGGTGCGGTGGTAGTGATGCTGCTGCCCGCACGAACGGACACCAAGTGGTTCCACGAGTACATATACGGCAAAGCTGAGATTCGTTTTGTGAGGGGGCGGCTGAGGTTTGGGGGAGCGGCCAACCCGGCCCCGTTTCCTTCTATGGTTGTGGTATTCCGAGGGAACCTGCAGAAGGTTGCGCAGGGTACAACGGAGGGCAAGATGGAAGGTGGTGCAGAATGTTAATTTGCATTTGTCCTGATCCGCTGGAATGTCCGGCAATCGGATCGGACGTATCGTGTTTTCCGTGGTGCGACTATTTGGAGGAGGTGTACAACACAGATGAAAGTATTGATTGCTTGCGAGGAGAGCCAGACGGTTTGTAAGGCGTTCCGGGCGCTGGGGTACGAAGCGTACAGCTGCGACGTGCAGGAGCCAAGCGGAGGTCACCCGGAGTGGCATATCCTGGGGGATGCGCTCCCGCTCCTTAATGGAGGTGTCGAGTTTACCACGATGGACGGACGAACGCATCGTGTTTCAGGCAAGTGGGACATGATCATTGCGTTCCCCCCATGCACCAAGACCTCCAACGCAGGGGCAAGACACCTGTGGAGGGGTGGGAGACTTAATATCTCACGGTATTATGATGGGCTTTGCGGTAAGGCTTTGTTTTTAGCGATATGGGCGGCGGACTGCGACAGAGTAGTGATCGAGAACCCAACCCCCAGCAAGATATTTGACTATCCGGCGCCCACACAGGCCGTCCAGCCCTGCGAGTACGGACACCCCTACACCAAGAAGACACTGCTGTGGGAGCGTGGTGTGCCCCCTTTGAAGCCAACTAACGTTGTCACCCCGACGAGGACGTGGTGCCCGTCTGGATCATATACCAGAGGACACGAGGATAGATACCGTGGTGAGTTTACCACAGACCGGGCCCGAAATAGGGCAAAGACCTTTCCCGGCATCGCCGCTGCTATGGCGGAGCAGTGGGGAGGTGATATCAGATGAAATGCCCTTGTACTAAAGATTGCCCGCATCGGACTTGTAATTGTCGGAGCGTGTGTTGTGAATTTAAGGAATATGACCGGCAACGCATGGAGGGCTATGCGGAGCGAGATCGCCAGCGGGCGAAGGCGCAGGCCTTGTCCCCGTTTAGCAACCCACGATTTAACCGGTACGCACGACACAACAAGGAAAGAGAGGTTTAATATGCTTTTGTTAGCAGTCACAGTATCCGCAGGTGTGGCGTGGCTATTATTAAAATGGTTGGAGGCGATTGAGTATGACGAAGAATAAAACCGGCGAACAGCCTTGTCCCTACAACATCGGCGTTAAGTGCAACATCGGCGATAGTGAGTGCGCCAGATGCGGCTGGTACCCCATGGAGGCAAACCGCAGACGTGCGGGTCTGAAGCAGAAGGGATGTGTGCTATATGGCCAGCAAGTCCAAAAGTAGCGTTCGTGGCCATCGTGTTAAGTATTCTTTTCCAATCAGCGACTACCAGCTTCCCAGCGCACTTGTAGAAAATTACAACAAAAAACAGCTGCTGGCCGAGTACAGGGCGCTGCGGATAGAAGCACAGGCCCGCTTGAAAGCGTTCCAAGGGACGAAATACGAGGGGAGTTATGCGTACCAAGCTAACAAGCGTTTTCTGACCGGTGCATCATCCCCTTATAAATTGAACAAGCGCCAGCTGGCAGCGGGACTTTCCGAGCTGGTCAGTTATCTGGAATCCCGAACCAGCACACTATCCGGGACACGGTCGCAGGCGCGGAAGTCCATCAATACCTTTAAGGAACGCTGGGGCATGAACTGGCTGAACGAGGCCAATTATGAGGAGTTTACCAAGTTTTTGGAATTTGCCCGTGAATTGAAGGGGCAAAGGTACATCTTCGAGGAGGTCGTGGCCTTATACCGGAGCGCCAAATATTCGAAAATTCCTTTGGATCGTGTGAAATCGAATTTTGATTTTTATTTGGAGCAAATCGACATCACTGACGATCCAAACATGGCACGGCAATATCTCCGGCGGGATCCCAGTAAGCGGCAGAGCGCCAAATCTGTGCGGGGTAAGATGCGATGAAAACAACACCTATGGTACGGGCCGCCGATGTTGACTTGGCATTTTTGATGCAAGTGGGGTTTGTCAAGCGTAAGCGAGGGAACCCTGCGAAAAAGCAAGAGCGCAAGTATCTGGACATCATCACTGCCTTTGATATCGAGACCAGTCATCACCCAGAACGTGAGGAATCCATGCTTTACATCTGGCAGTGGCAATTTGGAGACTTTTACACGGTCTATGGCCGCACATGGTCAGAGCTGCGCCTATTTATGCAGCGGCTTCTCCGTGCATTGGACGATCACGGCGACGCATCGTTGGTTGTGCTGGTACACAATCTGTCGTATGAATTTCAGTTTCTGCGTGGGATTTACACATTTCAGCCGGACGAGGTTTTTGCCGTGGAATCCCGGCGGATCCTGAAATGCACGATGGCCGACAAGCGCTTGGAATTCCGCTGTGCTATGCTGCACAGCAATATGTCGCTGAAGCAGTATACCAAAAAGATGCACGTTGACCACCAGAAGCTGGACGGTGATGTATTTGACTACAAGGAACTGCGCTTCCCCGACACGCCATTGACCGACCGGCAGCTGCAATACTGCCAGAACGACGTCTTGGGGCTGGTGGAAGCCTATCAGGCCGAAATGGCCAGAGATAAGGATAACCTTTATTCCGTTCCCATGACCAGCACCGGTTATGTCCGACGTGACTGTAAGCGGGCGATGCGTTTTTGTTCCAGCAAAATGATTCGGGACTTGCAGCCGGACGTGGAGCTGTATAAAATGCTGCGGGAGGCGTTCCGGGGCGGGGACACCCATTGCAACCGCCATTTTGCCGGTAAGGTGCTGGACAATGTCCATAGCGCAGATCGCAGCAGCAGTTATCCCGATGTGATGTGTAATTGCAAGTTTCCCATGGGCCGCTTTTACGCCTTTGACGGTGGCATTGACCGTGCCATGGTTTTGTATCATCGTGGCTATGCGCTGTTGCTCCGTGTCCGTCTGTGGGATGTGTCCTTGTCAGATCCGGCATGGGGATTCCCGTATATCAGCTATGCCAAATGTCGCAACACGATCCATCCTGTTTTGGACAATGGCCGCATCCTGTCGGCGGAGATGCTGGAGACTACGATCACAGATATTGATCTACGCATCCTTTTAGACCAGTACGATTTTAGTGACATCGAGATCTTGACAGGCTACCACAGCAGATATGACCGGCTGCCGGCGCCGCTGGTGCGCTGCACCATCGACTACTACCAGACCAAGACAAGACTAAAGGGCGTGGTGGATGAACACGGCCACGAATCGCCCTTTTATAGCAAAAGTAAAAATTTGCTGAACTCCCTGTATGGCATGATGGCGCAGGATCCCGTGAAGCAATCCATATTGTTTGAAGAAGGCAGCGAATGGTTGTTCCGGCAGAAGGACGAGCCAATCGAGGATTTGCTGAACGCCAACAGTAAACGAGCGTTTTTGTGCTATCAGTGGGGCGTCTGGGTGACAGCTTGGGCGAGGTACCGACTGCAAGAGGGTTTGCGCATGGCCGACGGCGAATACAGCTGGCCTATTTACTGCGACACCGACTCCGTCAAATACATTGGTGATGTGGACTGGGCGGAATATAACAAGAAGCGAATGGCCGACAGTCTACGTTCTGGCGCACACGCAACAGACCCACATGGCGAGGAGCATTACATGGGCGTCTACGAGCAGGAGCATACGGCCAACCATTTTGTCAGTCTGGGAGCCAAGAAATACGTCACGGTTTATGAAGATGGCAAATGCCGCTGCACCATCGCCGGAGTGAACAAGGAGAAGGGCGGCGCAGAACTTGACAAGCATGGCGGTATTACTGCTTTTAAGTCTGGCTTTTTGTTTGTGGAAGCTGGCGGCACGGAGAGCGTCTACAATGACGATGTGGTGCCACACACGGAGGAATGGCAGGGCCATCGTTTTGAGATGGTGCCGAACATCCTGATCCGGGACAGCACCTATCGTGTTGGTATTACACGGGACTATGAGGACATCTTGAGCGATCCTGACTACTATTTGCTGTGCAAACATCGTTTTAGGGATAAATAATGTTTATAAGCTGGCGGGCTTTAACACGCAGAAAGGAAAATATTATGAGAAACCGTAACACGACGAGCGAGACAAAGACCTACAATCACGAGTATGCCGTGAGACGTGCAGTGCAGTTTGATAAGGATGTGCTGTTTGACCTGACTATCGACGATTTCACCATCTATGGTTGTCGTGTGGTGGAGGGCAAAAACGGCGACTTTATCAGTCTCCCATCCCGCAAGGGGAAGGACGGGAAGTACTGGGGGATCGTCTACAAGCGCTTTAGTCAGGACGAAACAAGTCTGATCCTCGACCTGGTCAGCGCCGCTCTGGCCGGGGTGTAATAATGAATCTTTACGACCGCCGAGGCTATCTGAACATTCCCGATATCCTAAAATGTAAGCAGCCGTTTATTTTCGTGGTGGGTGGTCGTGGCACCGGTAAGACCTTCGGCGCGCTGCGCGAAGCGCGTCGGAGGTATCGTGCCACAGGTGCACGCTTTATGCTGCTTCGACGGATGCAGTCGCAAGTGGACTTGATCAACAAGCCGGAGTATTCCCCGTTTAAGGCCGTCGACCGTGTTGACCACCAATGCACGGTCAGCAGATCGTTAAGTAAATACACGGCGGGGTTTTACGACGGCCAGCTGGACGAACACGGCACACCGCAGGTGGCAGGGGATTGCATCGGGTATACCTGTGCGCTATCCACCATATCCAATATGCGGGGTTTTGATGCCAGCGACGTGGATTTGATTATCTTTGACGAGTTTATTCCCGAGGCACATGAACGACCAATCAAAAATGAGGCGGCGGCCCTGTTTAACGCCTATGAGACGATTAACCGTAACCGGGAGCTGGATGGCGTGGCACCTTGTCAGCTTTTATGCCTTGCCAATGCCAATGACTTGGGCAATCCAGTGTTTTTGGAGCTGGGGCTTGTCCGAAAAGCGGAGTCTATGCGCCGCAAAGGGCAGGAGGTTTACATTGATCCCAAGCGGGGAATTTGTATGATCATTTTGCAAAAGTCCCCCATTTCCCACGAAAAAACCGCCACAGCCCTGTATAAGCTGGCGAAAGATGGCGAATACAGTCAGATGGCCATTGGGAACACCTTTGCCGGTGCCGGTGAAAACAGAATCCAGTCCATACCGCTGCAGCAGCTGGTGCCGGTGGTGACCGTCGGGGAGCTGACCGCATACCGCATCAAGGGCCAGAAGGACTATTATTTTAGTACGCATCCCTCCGGCAATCCACCGCATTACGGCACCGGGCCGTCCGAGTTGCGCCGTTTTAAGGTTGCATTTTCGTGGTTGTGGGAGGCATATATGCAGCGCCGGGTGGTATTCGAGGAACGCCTCTGCGAGATCCTACTACTAAAATACTTGACATAATCCTGTTTTATGGTATTATGTAGAGGAGGGAGGGCCGCACAATGTCAGCCCCGGAAGGGCGTGCGTGAGTTTGACAGACTCCTGATGCCCTCCCTCCCAACAAAAATAATCGAGGTGGTAGTATGCGAGTCTATGTAATTGGCGTGGCAGTCTTTATTGTGGTGGACATCCTGTCCGGCCTGTTGAAAGCGCTGTATAACAAAGAGTTCAAGTCCAGTGTGATGCGCAACGGCCTTTTCCACAAGGCGGGGGAAATCCTGGTGCTGGGCCTGCTGTATCTAGTGGAGATCGAGTCGGCGGCCATGGGCTTGGATGCGGGCCTGCCGCTGTTTAAGACCGGCTGCGGCTATGTGGCGCTGATGGAGATCGGCAGCATCATCGAAAATTTGAAAGCATTTACTCCGGGTATTGACAACATCATTCGGAAGGAGACGGCAACCAATGGCAAAGAAAATTTTTCTGAGTCCCAGCGATCAGACGAGTAACCGGTACGCCTACGGCAACACCTCCGAGGCGATCCAGTGCGGCAAAATTGCCGTGGCGCTGGAGGGGGCGCTGACACGCTGCGGCTTTGCGGTGCGGCTTGTGCATTATCAGGATATGGCCACAAAATGTGCAAATGCCGATGCATGGGGAGCAGACCTTTACATCCCTATCCATACCAATGCCTGCAACGGCGAGGTGTCCGGCACACGCATCTACACCTATGACAACACCGGCGAAGGCCGCAAGGCGGGTCTGTTCGTCTATAACAATCTTGCGCCGCTGACACCGGGCACGTCTGACAACATTAGCGCAGACGCAAGCCTGTATGAAATCCGCAAACCGGCAGCCCCGACCGTGTACTGTGAATGCGAATTTCACGATGTCCCCGAGACGGCCCGCTGGATCGTCACCCACACAAAAACTATTGCAGAAGCGATCTGCAGGGGCGTGTGCGAATACTTCGGAGTACCCTACAAGGCCCCGGACGAAGCGCCCCGAACCGAAACACTGTATCATGTCCAAGTCGGAGCGTTCAAGGATCGGAAGAACGCTGAAAAAATGTTGAAATCCGTGAAAGATTGCGGATTTGAGGCGTTTATCAAGGAGGAAAAGCATGAAAGCAACTGATATTATCGCATTGGCAACTGCTGGCTACACGGCGGAGCAGATCGCCGTCATCGCAAAGGCTGCCAAGGAGCAGCCGGTACAGCAGCCGGTACAGCAGCCGGTACAGCAGCCGGTACAGCAGCCGGTACAGCAGCCGGTACAGCAGCCGGTACAGCAGCCGGTACAGCAGCCGGACGGTTATGCGGATCTGATGGGCAGGCTTGACGCACTGACCACCCAGATACAGCAAAGCGCTATCCTTAATAGCGCACAGCCCCGTGAGGAAACGGCCGATGATATTTTGGCAAATATCATTGACCCTCCCGAATTTCACCCGAAAAAGTAACAATAAGGAGGTAAAATTATGGCTGGTGAAATGACTTTTAAACAGGCCGCCACGCTGTTGAACAGCATCCAGCAGCAGGCGACCGGTCAGTCGGCTATGGCCGCAACTGACATCCACAGCTTTATCAGCTGTGCAACCACCACGTTGGCCACGGGCTACGATCCCGTATTCAACGCCATCAATCAGGTGCTGACACGCTCCATCTTCTCCACACGTCCCTATTCCAGGAAATTTAAGGGACTGGAAAAGACGGAATCCCAGTGGGGCAACCACGTCCGCAAGCTATCCACTGCAGACAAGCCCATCAGCGAGGATGATCGCTACAAGTGGCCGGTGGCATATGATGCTACACAGGTAGACAACCCTCTGGGTAACGGCCAGAGCGTAGACCAGTATGTCATCAACAAGCCGGAGATCCTTCAAACCAACTTTTACGGCGCGAATGTGTGGGAGGACTGGTACACGATCTTTAAGGATGAGCTGGACAATGCCTTTACCGGCCCGGAACAGCTGGGCAGCTTTATGGGCATGGTGACTGGGAATATGTCCGATAAGCTGGAGAACATCCGGGAAAATATTTCCCGTGCGGCTCTGGCGAACTTTATCGGCGGCGTGGTCGACGAGGCGCAGGAAGGCCGTGTCGTGCATCTGCTGACGGAGTACGAAGCGGCGACCGGCCTGAAGTTTAATACGCCGCAGGAGGTGTACCAGCCCGCCAACTTCAAGGCGTTTATCCAGTGGGCTTATGCCAGAATCGCCCAGATCTCCGACATGATGACAGAGCGGACGGAGCTGTTCCAGACGGTGGTCAACGGCAAGCACGTCATCCGGCACACTCCCAAGGCCATGCAGCGGGCATTTTTGTACGCTCCGGCCCGCCATCAGATGAACATGATGGCCATCGCAGACACCTACCACGACGGCCTGCTGACCATGCCGGAGACGGAGACCGTCAATTTCTGGCAGTCCGCCGAGACCCCCGACAGCATCAATATGAAGGTGGCCCGCATCGGCACCAATGGAGCCGCGACCGTGTCCACCGCCGCCATCGAGCAGGCGGGTATCTTCGGCGTCATCATCGACACCGAGGCCGTCGGCGTGGCCAATACCCAGAGCTGGAGCAATCCGACTCCGTTCAACGCACGGGGCGGCTACACCAACATTTGGATGCATGAAACGCAGCGCATCTACAACGACCACACCGAGAAGGGCGTTGTGCTGCTGCTTGACTAATGCGCAAGGCCGGGCGGCTTCGGTCGCCCGGCCATTTTTCACGAAGGTGGTGATACATATGTTTCCTGCAATGCTATGGAAATTTTCCAAGACGGAAAACAGCACAAAGAGACCTTCGGACAGCGACGCCACCATGGTGGACTGCGAGACCAATAACGACTTTGACCTGCTGCATCCGGTATTTGTGTTTAGCTTCCGTGGCGGCAGCAGCAATCCCACGCAGTATAATTACTGCTATGCGGGAACTTTTAAGCGGTATTACTGGATCACCGGGTGGACTTTTAGCAATGGCCAGTGGATCGCTGATTGCTCCGTGGACACGCTTGCCAGCTGGAAGCCGGATATTGGCGCACTAAACGCATATGTTCTCCGATCCGCCGCAGAGTGGGACGGCAACATCATTGACAATATGTATCCGGCAAAGACGGCTATTAGCACGGAACTGTCTGCCGGGAAGGAAAGCCCGTGGAGTACAGACCCTGAAAAAGGCACCTTTGTTGTGGGCATCGTTGGGTCAGGGGCCACACAATATATCATGTTCACCAAGTCAGCCTTGGATTTATTTTTGGAGTACATTTTGTCGGATGCATACGCAGTTAAGGCAATGGGGATATGGGGGTTTGCGACAAATAGTGAATTAAAAGCGGTGCTTGACCCCCTGCAATACATTTCCAGTATTATATGGCTTCCGTTCCAAAAAGTCGGGTCTATCATTGACACAGTCAGGGTTGGCTATGTGGACGTGCCAGTGGCCGCAAGTAGTGTAGATTCGGGAATCGGATACGCAGAAATTAACTGGAATTTGCGGCGTCATCCCATGGCGGCAAGCCGTGGAGCCTATATGAACGCATCTATGGCGCACTACGATATGTTTTATCCGCCATTTGGTGTCATATCTCTGGATCCCGTGGTGTGCGCTAATACGGATACTATACATACGTTAGCCTTGGTAGATCTTAAAACTGGGCACGGCACGTTGATAGTCCAAACCAAAGAAGATAGGATTGTATCCCGAATCAGTGGCCAAGTTGGGATGGCATATCAGATCGGGCAGGTGACGGCCCCCGGATATGGTTTGGGCGCACTTGTTACTGATGCAATAGGCGTCGGCATGGCAGCGATTACTGACAACTACACCGGAACGATCGCCGGAGGGCTGTCCGCCATAGGAAACGCTGCCAGGGGGCGCATTCCAAGTGCTAATACCGTGGGCGGTGCTGGAGGCGCTGATCAGCTTCGAGGGATCCCCGCAATGCTGTACGAATGGGAGATCCCAGTCGACGAAGATTTGACAGACAGGGGCAGACCTTTGTGCCAAGTACGGCGCATCAATTCGCTGCATGGATATGTTCTTTGTAGCGATGTTGAAGTTGATATACCGGCAACACAAAATGAAATTAGCGCAATTAAAGCATTCATGGAGGGGGGCTTTTACTATGAGTGATGCTAATAGACAAAGTCCTGCGCCAGTGCTGTCTGGAAAATTGCCTGTGTGGCTGCTGGCATATATCAAAAAAAGAAAACGGAGGCGAAAACTATGACCGGCGCACCATACTTCTACGACTATCAAAACGCAATCATTTCCCAGACCACGCCTAACACTGTCCATGTCAAAAATGTTGGGCTGACACGGTTTTTCCAGCGCTATCTGCTGCAAAAAGCCATCAGTGTGTTCAAGTGGAAAATGCCCAGCATGTGGAGTCGGGACTATTTCCTGTATACCCTGTACTGCTGGGGCTTCATCGCCATCGTCAACACGGACAAGTTCGGCGTCATCCCGCAGGGCTGCGGCCTGAAAGGCTATAATGTCTTTTACCAGCCCCGTTCCGTCATCATCCAAAATCCGCTAATCAACCAGACGCTGGAGCCGGAAATTGGGCGGAACTGTGTGCTGCTAAAGTTGCAGCCGGATTTCTGCGGCATCATGGACTTGGTCAGCTTTTATGCGCAGGAGATGGCGCTGGCCTCCGAGGCCGTGGACGTGAATCTGCTTAACAGTAAGCTGTCCTATGTGTTTACGGCATCCAATAAAAACGCAGCGGAGAGCCTCAAGAAGCTGTATGACCGTATCGCCAGTGGGGAGCCTGCGGTGGTGGTAGACAAGGCGCTGTATAATGATGATGGTACCGTGTGTTGGGAGGCATTCCAGCAAAATGTCGGACAGAACTACATCGTCAGTGATCTCCTGTCCGATCTCCGCAAAATCGAGGCAGAATTTGACACCAAGGTTGGAATCCCCAACGCCAACACCGACAAAAAGGAACGGCTGATCTCCGACGAAGTTACCGCCAACAATGTGGAAACCCGGAATCTCCCGGAGCTGTGGCTGGAATCCCTCCGGCAGGGCTGCGAGGAGGCCCGCAAGATGTTTGGTATTGACTTGTCCGTGGACTGGCGCAATCAGCCGGAGCAGTCCATGCAGCCGACGGGGGGAGGTGTCTGACAATGCGGAGTAAGCTATCTGTACTGGGCATCTATAACTATGACGGCCAGATTTTCGACCGGCTGGAGGTGCCGGAAGGCGTCGACCGCAATACAGTGGTCAACAGCATTTTGCTGGAGTGTGCCGATCTGGAAGTGCTGTATCCGGTGCCGGTCGTGCTGCAAACGGCCATCGGCTTGTGGTCTAAATCCATGCAGCCCAGCTGGGAACGTCAGTATCGTGCCATCACGGCGGAGTACGACCCTATCGAAAACTATAACCGGGTTGAAGACTGGACGGACACTGCACATTCCGAGGGCACAGGCCGCAGTGAGGTGGCGGGCTTCGACAGCGGCAAAATGACACCAAGAGACGGCAGCCAGAGCGCCGCAGATTCCAACAGCGACCACCACGGACGCATCCACGGCAACATCGGCGTGACCACCTCGACGGCCATGGTGCAGGAGGAAGTCAACCTTCGGCGCAAGCTATCCATGGTGGACATCATCGTCAACGACTTCAAAAGCAGATTCACTCTGTTGGTGTATTAAGGAGGTAACACAATGGCGTTTGAACAATTCCCCTATACAAATTTACACGATCTCAACTTGGACTGGCTGTTGAAAACGGTTAAGGACACCAAGGACATTCTGGACAACACGGATATCCCCCAGCACGTCAGGGACGAACTCACGGTAATGTATAACGACGGGCGGCTGGAGAAGCTGGTCAACGAGAAGATTCTGGCAGACATACAGGCAAAGGTGGACGCCAACACAGAAGGCATTGGCACGGCGAAAGAGTCCATTGCAGCGAACGAGGAGGCAATCGGGAACCTAAAGGTGACTGCTACGCTAGCGATGTTGTCGGCACCAGACGCAGTGTCCGGCGATCCTGATCGCGGATTTTCCCTCTGCATGGTGATTCACAACAAAGATTTCTGCGTCGTTTACGACCATGGCAATGACAGCGCCAACCGGCTGCTGGAGTATCTGCGGCAGAATGGAGTCAAGACGATTACGGCGTTCGTCGGCTCCCATTATCACAGCGACCATTGCACACTGGCGGGCGTTACGACAATTCTCAACAGCGGGATTGCTGTGAAAAAGTGGTATCTTCCGAACGGCGCTGTCAGTTGGGATGCATTCAAAGGCGTGAATTATCAGGCTGTCCAGACCAGCATCAAGAATGCAATCACGGCAGCGGGCGGCGTGATCGTGGAGCCCACCACGGAGGGCATGATGGTACAAGTGTCCAAGGCCGTATATCTGGAGTTTTACAATGTTGCAGCACCAACCATCGCTGGCTACTACAACTACACGCTGGACGAGGATTTGGACGACACCGGCAACACCAATTACAACAACTTTTCCATGTGCGCGCGGCTGCGAGTCGGGGACAAGGTTCTGGCGCTGACCGGTGACATCGAGGAGCCAGCACAAGATAAGATGTTCCCCATCGTGCAGGGCGTGGACGTGATCCAGTTACCGCACCACGGACTTGATCTCCGGGACAGCCACGCCTTTATCCGTTCCATGGGGGCATCCGTTTATTTAACGGCGGCCTATGGCGTCGCACGGTTTTACCGGCTGCAGTATCTCAGCAATGCGATGTTACATAGGGCGATCATGTCCGGCAATTCCCTGTCCACGCTGGGCGGCAAAACCATCGAAATGGTATTTGGTTACAATGGATGCTATGTAACGTCACCGGGGACGCCCACGCCGATAGGGTCGTTCGGAGAAAGCATCCCGGCGGGCAGCGACTTCAACGACTACCGTGAAATCGGGTTCGCGGGGTATGTCCAGAATGCCAGCGTTGCGGCCCAGGTTGCCAATATGCCGTCGCCTAGTGGTGGCCGTCTCTGGGTAATAGCCAGCAACCAAAACAGCCAGCCACACGGAAGTCTGATGCAGATATACACTCCGGCGTTTAGCTATGCACACCCGGAGGTTAGTATTCGGATGCTGTATGATGACGATTGGAAGCCGTGGAAGACGTTCAAGACAGCCGATTGATACAGCCGGAGGCCGTGGCGTAACAGCTGCGGCCTCCTGCGCTGTGGCCGCTGTGGCTGTTGGATTAGCGTTAACCGTGGTCGATGTTTAAGCCATTAGAACAGCTTATGGGGGAAGCCGTATCATTAGTATATTATTAGGTAATCCC